ATGAAAAAACTTATTCTCATTATCACGATGGTAGTGTCTACGCTCATCATGCAGGGGTGCGAAAAAGGTATGGATTTACAACCGCAGGATTATTTTGACGGTCAGCAATTGGACATTGCCAAAGCCATTTATGATGGTGATAGGCCGCAGTTGGATAAACAGTTATCATCAGTAAACAAAGAGATCTTAAATCGTCCAGCTAAGGAAGAAATGACCTTATTGTTCTGGGCAATAAACAATGCCATCTATGATAAAACCACACCTGAAAGGCTGAAAATTATCACTGATTTGGTAAAAGCCGGCGCAGATCCTTTACAGCCTCAACCCAACACGCCAGGTAGCCCAGCTGAATTTGTTATGAAAGCGGATAAAGGTATCTGGATACAGGCTATGTTAGAGGGCGGACTTTCTCCAAATGCTAGGGATAAGGTTCATAATCAACCCATTATATTTAATAGCATCTTTGCAAAAAACACAGAAACATTAGAGGTCATGTTGGAGCATGGTGCGGATATAAATATAAGAAATTCACTGGGTGATACGCTGCTCATCGATGCTTTAGACTATCACTCCTATGACCACGTCATTCTTCTATTAGAAAAAGGCGCCGATAGCGATATAAGAGGCAACTCGGGTTGGACGATGGGCAATCAACTGCAACGGCTGATTAATAGGAGTCAGGACGGCAGTGAGGCGAAAGAGTCTCTTGAGCGCATCAGAGACGAGCTAATTAAGCGTGGCGGGAAATGGCCGCCTGCTCCTGTCAGTTAATAAGCCGTTCTCAGTATCCCAAGGGTGTAGAGGGATACTGATACGGTAATAAAGCAAAGTTGGGCCGTGGTTATGTTAAAAATGGAGATGGCATGAGGCACAGCGCTCTTATCATTATCATGTTGCTGTCGATGCTCATGATGCAGGGATGCGAACAAGGTAGGGATCTACAATCACAGGATTACTTTGAAGGGAAGCAGCTGGACATCGCCAAGATCATCTACGAGGGTGACAGGCAAAAGCTGGATAAGGTTTTACCGACGATAAGCAAAGAAACGTTAAATCGGCCGGCCAAGGCGGAGATGACGTTATTATTCTGGGCGATAAATAACGCCATCTTTGACAAGAACACGCCAGAGCGGCTCAAGATCATTACGGATCTGGTCAAGGCGGGAGCAGACCCACTGCAGCCAAGAGCTGAGGGGGGGGGAGTAGCCCAGCTGAATTTGTTATGAAGGCGAATAAAGGCGTATGGATACAAGCAATGTTAGAGGGCGGGCTCTCTCCAAATGCCAGAGATAAGGTTCATAATCAACCCATTATATTTGAAAGTTTTGATGCGGCGAACACCGAAACATTAAAGATATTAATTGCATACAAAGCTGATGTTAATATCAAAGGCGCTATGAGCCGAATGCCATTAATTAATGCGCTGTATAACAGCTGCCCTGAGCACATTGAGGTTCTTTTGGCTCATGGCGCTAACCCCTTAGCCAAAGATGACTTTAATGACAGCTTCCTTTCTCTGATTTCTGCGGAAATAGCCAAAGGGGATAAGAGTAATGCGTACATAAAAAAGCTAATTAAAATTAAAGAAAAAATAAAACAGGTGAATTAGATGGTCTCGACTCTCATGGGGGACAATGCCGGCACTTCCCCCAGAGCTGTACCATGACGTGATGGCATACAGGAAGATGATGGGATGTGCCATCAAAGAGCACCCAGCCGGTGGTGACGAGAGTGGTGCTGTTAAGAGCCGTTTTTCGCCACCGAACAGTGGCGAACCCACAAGCAGCGTTTCTATTTTGAAACCTGCACATTGATGGGGGTGCTGGCGTAAGCGACACCCAGAGGCAGGATGCTTTATGTCTGACGACGAGGCAGCGGCAGCAGGTATTGCGGGCTGTTTCAAGGCAACAAAAAACCCGATTTCCTCACTACAATAATAAAATCAATAAGTTATTTGTTTTATAAAGAGTTTTTATACCGATGAAGGGGGAGGAAATACGGGGATTGCCAACCTATGCCGCCACTTTGTCGCCACTTGGCATCGTCGCCAGCGGATTGAATTGCAGAGCGGTTTCGAGGTGCTCCGGTGCAAGGTGAGCATAGCGCATCGTCATTTTGATATCATGATGGCCGAGGATGCGTTGCAACACCAGAATGTTGCCGCCAGACATCATAAAGTGCGCCGCAAAGGTATGGCGTAACACATGGGTCAGTTGGCCCTTGGGTAGCTGAATACTGGTACTCTCAAGTGCAGCCATAAAGCGGAAATAGCACTCGCTGAATAGACGATCATCACCCCGCGTTATCAACTTCTTGTACAGTGCTTTACTGATCGGAACACTGCGGTTCTTTTTGCCTTTGGTTCGGATGAATGTGATCTTATGTGGTGTAATCTGTGACCGGGTGAGGTTTTCCGCTTCTCGCCAACGAGCGCCGGTGCTAAGACACACCTCGACTACAAGCGCCAAATCAGAATCGCCTCTACTGCAGGCTGCTAACAACTCAGTGATTTGTGAGTGCGTCAGCCACGCCATTTCCTTTTCTGCGACGGTGAACTTGCGCATGTTCTCTAACGGATTGGGTTGGTTCCATTCGCCAAGCCGGGCCAACTCGCTGAACATACCGCTTAGGTAGCTTTGTTCAAGATTGACGGTTACGGGTTCTGCACCGTTCTTCCACTTCTCGGAAAAGTAGATTTCACCGGACAAACGTTTATCACGATAATGCGCGAAGTCTTTAGCGGTGAAGGTAGTCGCGGGGGGATCACCTAGGGCTTCAATGACAAGGCATAGTTTTTTGTAGGTACGTTCACCAGCGGTGAGGGATTGGCCGTGCAGGTTGTACCAAAGTTTGGCAACCTCACTCAACTTGCGGCGATCGATCGCTTCGCCTAACCACGGCTTATTGTCTACCTGCTCCATAGTGAAGCGTTCAAACGCTAAGGCTTCACCTTTGGTTGCGAACTGCTTACGTACCCTGCGGCCTTCACGGCCTGCAGGGTAGCATTCACATAACCACTTACCGGATGATTGTTTCCGAACTGCCATTGTAACCCCTCTTAAAAGTAGGGCATATTTAACTGTTTAAAATCACAGTGGTCAATGTTTGTTGTAAAAACAACTTATAAAAATCATTCAAAAGATGTTGCAAGCTCTATAAAACTTAAATATCCGTCGATTGAATAAATTTCCATATTGCTGTCCAACTCTAATAAGACTCCGTAATGCATTATTAGCTTGTCCATGTCGGATAATACATCTCCGAAAGTGAAATGCGAATTTTGCCCTGACTCTTTAACCGCCTGTCTATATAGAGGGAGTGAAGTGATAAATGATGTGAAACGTTTCATATAATCTTTAACATACACACTTATATTCGAAATCTTTAAGCTATTATGCCTGGTTGTATGAGTTCCTGAACGATAATAATCTTTTCCGATATTGCCTGCGCTGCAATCTAAAGTGAGATTAAGCTGTGCCATAGGAAGGCTTTTAATACTTGTGCTTTCATATATCAACTTGTCCACAGTAGTGTTTCCGACGCTCTTTCCTAATATTTTTTGCAAAAGATCGTTATCTTTTTCATACATAATCATTAGAGCTATAAGGGCCAAGTAATCTATTTTTTTCTTGAAGCTGTTGCTCTGAATGAGATCAATGAATCTTTCAGTGTTTCTTATCGAGTCTCTAAGGTTTAAGCGGAATGCATTAAATATCTCTGAGATATTTTTGGTTAATTGTTCAATGCTTGATGGCTTTGGGATTATGTTTTTTGTTAGATCTTTGAAATCATCCTTTAATATTTCTTCAAATCTATTTTTAATTACTTCATGTATGTCTGGTGCTTTCAATGAGAATCTTCTATGGAAAAAACGACCTAAATAGTCATTGGCTCCAAAATCGTTACCATAAACATTTTTTATTGAATGCTGAAGTTGATTTGTGTCTGTTGCAATTACAAAAACAAATTTATCAATGTTAAATATGTGCTTCACTATTTCTAGAAGAGATATAGCATAACTAGGCCTGCACCTATCTAACTCATCTATAAATATAAATATTGGTGATAAATATCCTTTTTGGAAGCTCAAATTCCCCCAGAAGGTAAGTTCTTTCTTTAGTTTTACAATTGCTTCAGATTTCTCTTTATGTTCAGAAAGCATTAACTCAGCGGCTGTCTTAGAAATATCTGAAATGCTATCTATACCACCATATTCTTTCACTAAACCCGATAAGATGGCAGGGATAACTCCCTTAGTAAATCTGCCAATTGAGCTAAGTGACCTTATTAGTCTGACATCCAGCACACCAGAATATTTCTCTATTTGATTTATTATTGATGAAAATAGTGTAAGGAATGCATCATCTGAAAAATCCTGTTTCCATGCATCAATATATATACATGGATGTGATTCTTTAATTGAACTATACATTCTTTTGATAAAGAATGTTTTTCCAGCACCCCACTCTGCATTCAAGTTTATTACGGTGTTGTTCTCCCTTCCTTTTTCGCGAAGATAAAAATAGAGATATTCAGCATATTTTCTCCTCTCTAATTTGTCTGCGCAAAGGCTTTCTTCTTCGCCGTCAATAACTATTTTTATATCTTTTGACCAGTCCCAATCCATATCAAAATTCGTGTTCTTCATTTCATCTCGCTCTGATTTGTCTTGATTGTATTCCATCGATACTAGTGACTTTTGTTGTGAGATTAAATTGGTGTACAAACAGAGAGTATTCTTGCAATTGCATGTATCTCATCAAACTTACACTCAAATGAGTGCTTTTGGTCGGAGATTTTTAATCTATTCCCCGGAATTAGAACTATGTCTCTGATGCTTATGTTTCCATCAATGTCAATAAGCCAAGTGCCATCATAAATGTCTTCATAAGTTTGAGATGCAATATATTGAATTTTACCATCGATTATAACTAATGGTTTTTTTACGCCTACGGGAAGAAAATTCTTATCCAGCAATAGAGTCTCACTGTCAAGAAGCTGGCGACCTAGCAGTTTTTTGGTCGGTACAGCAAGCGCCGATGGTGCTGTAATGACGTTTGGCTCATACATCTCACCTTGGCCATAAGTTAACCACCGCAAGGATGCCCCTGTGTCCAAAGCACATTTCAGTACATACTCGGCAGGGAAAGAGTCTCGCACTTGACGGTTAGATAATGCGCTAGCTGTCACACCTAACGCATCGCATAAGGCAAGTTTTGTCTTGACCCCGTAGGCCTCAACCATCCTTTCGATAGCTGCTTTAGCACCCTGATTAAATTCCATACACCACCAAAACAAAGTAAATCCCATTGACTAATCCGAATCGGAGTATTAAATTTACCTCGAATCGGAGTTTTTGGCGTTGAACGCCATTAACCACCACTTAACGCGACCCGCCACAGGTCATCGGAGGATCTTGCACTATGCGTAAAAACATTTCAATCACGGTTCCAACACCGCACGTAACCATAGAAAAATACTGTGAACTCACTGGGTTATCCAAAAATACTGTTGATGACATGCTCGCTGACGGGCGTTTGTCATCATACCGCCACCGCTTAGGTACTGGTGCAAAACGAGAGAAAGTGCTCATCAATATGGTGAAGTTGACGCTCAATGCTCTCTCGGAATGTGAATTTAAAGTCACTGTTTGAGATGTTGCCAGACGCAAAAGGGGAGAGGAATGTTTGATTTTGAAGTTTCAAAACATCCACATTTTGAGATGGCATGTCGCCAGTTTGCTGTTCGGCAAAACCTTGTGCGCGTTGCTGAACAGATTGAAATGAAGCCGCAGATGCTCCGTAACAAGCTGAACCCAGAACAACCGCATCAGCTGAGTTGCACCGAACTGTTGGCGATCACTGATGCAACGGAAGATTCCAGCTTAGTAGATGCCTTGCTGGCACAGTTGAACTGTTTGCCTTCAGTGCCAGTTAATGAGGCATGCTCTGGCAACATATCTACATACGCGCTGAAAGCAACAGCGGCAGTAGGTTCAGTTGCGGCGGCGGCGGTAGAAGGCGATCACAAAACGGCATCTCGTAAATCCGCTCTACTCGATAGCGTTAACACGGCGATCCGTCATTTGTCGCTAATCGGCCTGACCGTTCAAAATCGTATTCAATCCAATCCGGCTCTGGCCACAACCGTAGATGTTATCGGTGGCTTGGGGGCTGTGGCGGGATTGGCTTGACAATGAAAGGAGAGTTTATGCGGGAAGCTAGAAAGAATCGTATTGAGGCGGCACTTAAACAGCAAATTACAACTGCAAAACAGCGTACTCGACTCTTAAGAGTGATGCAAAAATCTCTAGGCAAAGAAGTTAAAAAAATGGGGTTGAAAGGAGTTCCAATGGAGGAAGTTAAGCAGGTGTTTGACGCTTTTATTTGTCTTGGTGAAATAAAAGAGTGAGGCCATTTCAGGCCTCGTGGGTTGTATTCAGAAAAATTCGATAATGGTTTTATGGGTTACGGGCATTTTTTCATTTAACTTGGCACCCAGCTCCATATGTAACTCTTTCAGCTCTTCAGCGTGTGAGCTGTTTTTAATTGGTTCCTCAATGTCGTCGAGTATTCTATTTAATTCGGAAAGTAAAGATTTAATAGTATTGATATCACTATCTAACATGCAATAACTCCGTTGTTGGTTGGTTGTTTTTGGCGATTCGATCCTACCACAGCAACCATGTACCGGGCATGGCTAAAACTCGGTTTTCATTCTCAACTGCCTACATTGTGGACTGTTGAGAATGGATTAATTAGGAGGGAAAATATATGCCTATCTCTATAGCCCCGCTATTGAAGCAACAAAGCCCGTCGCGGCATTTTGAACACGGTTTTATTGAACTGCCGGGTGGAAAGCGCTGGCGCCCATGTCACGATCAGGCGGCCTTACTGCGTGGCCTGTCAGCGGCTAAGCCTGTTTCACCGCTGCGCCGTTTTTTCTGTCGTTAATTGGGGCTGTCATGTTGTTGGCTAGTGAAACACAAAAAGCGATCGGCATTAAGCGCATTTCACAGATTAAGCGTGAGCTGTTCCCGCATAAGCGGAATCAGGCGCAAGAGGCTTTTGATAAGTCGCCGGAACATATCCGCAGAACTGTTTGTTTTCATGCCGGGCTGAAAGAGCGGCATATAAAAATGAAGTTTGCAGGAATGAGTTATTCAGAGCGTAAACAAATCGTGTGGGCGCTGAATGACCTGATTGATTTATCAAAAACCTTACCGCGATTTATCAGTGATGATGATTGCGAATTAAACGTTAATTAACCGCATCGCGTAATTCTGGCGTTAACCCGCCGGGTATCGCTTTGTCTGAAATAAGGAATTTACTATGAAAGAATCTTCGCTTCTTACTCCAACTTTAACCAGCTCGGCAAATAACGCCTTTCAGCGTGGTGTTGTCGCTGGCACTTGCCGCGCGGTTTCTGCCTTAACAAATGAGTTTCAAGATTTGTTAGATAGCGCGCGTGTTGATGAACGTAAAAACCAATCTCAGGTTGCTGCTGCGCGTTTGGTTAGGCTGGCGGCCCACATCACCCAAGAGGGGTTAACAGCTGTCGAGGCTGTAGAGCTGTTGCGCCAAGAGGCTGAAGCCATCGAGCATCAAACGCAGGAGCTGCACTAATGGCCGACTTGATGGACTACGAACAGGAGCGGCAAGCGCTGGTATTGGAGGCGCAGATTACCAATGCCCGCAAATCCTCCGCGCTGCCTTCTGCCTTTGTTTGCGAAGAATGTGACGCTCCGATTCCTGCCGCGCGCCGCGCTGCCGTTCCCGGTGTTGATACCTGCTTAAGCTGTCAGCAGATCCGCGAGACGCAAAGTCACCTTTACGCGGGGAAGGCATGACGGAGTTCTCTATTTTTTTCGGCCTGCTGGCGTTGCTGGCAGGTCATTTTATTGCTGCTGATTTGAGTGATTCAGAATTTGCACGCAGACCAGAAAACCAAAATTACGATTAAGGAGTTTTTGTAATGCTACATGATTTAAAAATTAAACCCTCTTATTTTAACTTCGTTCGTGCTGGAGTTAAAAAAGCAGAGTTTCGCTTGAATGATAGAGACTTCAAAGAGGGGGATTTATTAAAGCTTCGTGAGTGGCTCGAAGATGCTAACGGATATACCGGTGAATTCATCATTGCAAAAATCACTCATATTACAGATGTCAGCGAGTGGAAAACTGGTTATGTAGTTTTAAGCATCCAAATACTGCAAGATTCTTTGTGCGTGAATTGCAATGAGCGCTACTGTGGCAACTGCACCTACGCACTCGGCGCGAAAGTGCAATGAGCCAAGCTGCACCCGCCTACGCTTACCCATGGAACGAACCGCGCCCGGCAGTTACCGGGCCGGTGAGACCGCTTACCCGTGAGGAACTCGCTCAGGGGCAAGCTGTTTTAACCAATATCCGCCGCTTGCCGCGCTTCCTCAGCGCCATGTTTCTGACGCGTTACACCAACTTGCTCAAGAGCAAAGGGCTGCACGACGCCAACAAATGGCTGGTGTTCCAGTTCGATCGCCGCATCTGGCCGCGCCTGCAAACGGTTAGCGCCAAAAATGCAATGAATCTAACCGCGTCTATGCGGTTTTCTGCTGAAGTCGATAACTACGCAGCCCTGCCCGGTATGGACGACAAAGAGTTACGTCGCCTTGCCGATCGGGTGGCCGGTCAACTTCTGCAGAATTATGAAGATTACTGCGATGAGTTTGTGGCGGAGAACGACGCCGACAATGCCGGTCTGTTCGAAGATGCCACCCAATCAGAATTTTATGGCCGCATTGCCGGTATGGCGCGCGCCTTCAACATCACCCCGATGCACTGGCGCAAATACCGCAAAGGCAAACTGGATGCCCGGTCAGCGATTGCCAGTCTGTCACGGTTGGTTAATTCCGAGTGGTGGGAGCGTCAGTTGAAAGCCCAGCGCACGCAATGGCGCGAGGCGTTGTTGATCGCCGTCGGCAATGTGAACCGTGGGGCGTCGTCCTACGCCAGTCGGCAGGCAATCCGCGATGTGAAAGCGCGCCGACAGTCCAATTTTGATTATCTGAACAGCCGCGAGCTTGAGAACGTCGAAACTGGCGAACGCTTCAGCCTCATCGACAAGGTGATGGCAAGCATCTCTAACCCGGAAATTCGTCGCAAGGAGTTAATGACGATGATTGCCGGTGTTGAGCAGGCCGCCGCTATCCGTGGCGATAAAGGGATGTTTATCACCCTCACCACTCCATCCAAATATCATCCGACGCGCGCCGTCGGCAAGAACAGCCCGAAGGTGCATTTTAACCACAAGTGGGACGATGAAGCCTACACGCCAAAAGACGGCCAGCGCTATCTTGTGAAGCTGTTTAGCAAGATCCGCACGGCGTTTAAAGATGCGGGCCTGCAAGTCTACGGCGTGCGCGTTGTCGAACCGCACCATGATGCGACGCCGCACTGGCATATGATGCTGTTTACCTCCAAAAAACAGTGCCAGCAGGTGATCGACATCATGCGCCGTTATGCCATGGCTGAAGATGGCGACGAGCGCGGCGCTACTAAAAATCGTTTTGACTGTAAGCACCTGAACAGAGGCGGTGCGGCGGGCTATATCGCTAAATACATTGCAAAAAACATCGACGGCTACGCGCTGGAAGGCGAACGCGATCATGAAACCGGCGAGTTGTTGACTGATACGGCCGCCGCCGTCACCGCGTGGGCGTCAACGTGGCGTATCCCTCAATTTCACTTTATCGGCCTGCCGTCGCGCGGGGCATGGCGTGAGTGTCGCAAGATCCGCTTTGTCAGTCTGGCCGAGGAGTTTGACGAAAGGGTGGAAGCGGTGCGTGCTGCCGCCGATGCCGGTCTTTTTGCCGATTATATATTGGCGCAGGGTGGCCCCAACGTTGCCCGCGACGATCAGACTGTGCGTGTGGCCCGTCGGGTTGCCGACGAGCGCAACACCTATGATGAAGAGGTGCAGAAAATCGCGGGGATTTTTGCCCCGCACATCGGCGCCGATCGTGTTTATGAAACCCGCACTACGCAATGGCGCATCGTAGCGAAAGCTGTTGCCGTTGAGCCTTTGACTTTGAAAAGCGCCTCCGGCGCGCCTCGGAGTCCTGTCAATAACTGTGGGTTGGTCGGCAGCGATGGCGCCGAAAATACGCAGGATGGGGAGCCTGTAGAGTCCGTGGCGGTGATGGAACACCATCCAGACACCCCAATTGACTGGGATGACATGACCGTTGCACGGTCTGTTATGACGCGTTTACGGGCAAATGCCCCGCATATAAACAGGCAGCAAAGAGGAATTGACCCATATAAGCGCATAGAGCCTGCTGCATCGGCCAGATTGACCACCGTCGAGCGCGATCGCGTAACCAGAATTTATTCAGAACTGGCACTCCATGGCATCGAGCCGACGCGATGGGAACTCGAGGTGCTAGCGCGCGGCGCTAAAGTCAAATTTGGTGATATTTCAATGTACTATCCAGCGGTTAACGATTGGACTAGCTTCCAATAATGTCTTGCGCACATAAATCTGATAGGCATATACTGTATATGCATACAGTAATTAGGCATCGGAGGGAAAGGGTGCAAGCAGTGGATGAAGTGGTTGTTTTAGAAAGAATTGAACTCATCGCCCGTCTGGGGGTTTGTTATGAGAGCCAAGCGAAAGACAAAGACATTGCACTGATATGGATTTCAGAACTGGCGGGGGAGATGAAAACTAGCATTACCCCCGAAAAAGTAGAGGTGATCAGGCAGCTTGCCGCGATCTCTTAATCCATAGGTGACGTATGAGACAAGATTTAAACTTAGCCGGGGCGTTTATGGAGGCGCTGAACTTCAACGAGAACGGCAAGGGCCGCCGCATAAGAACCGTTGATTTCATTCACGCCGCAAACCGGCTCGGCACACACCTAACGCCTGAAGAGGCGAATTACTACATCAAGCACCAGTCCGGCCACGTGTTCAGGCTGATTGACGAGGGACGTTATCAGCACAACACATACCTGTTTCTCTGCTAATAGGCCTATGCATGCACTGAGTGCATGAAATCGCATGATGATCCGGTGTTGTCTTTCTCCATGCGGCTCCAGTGCTGGTGCGGATCGCACCGGATCATGCAACTGCATCAAAAGCGACACATGAAGCGGGCAGGCGAGGCGGGGATAGCATTGCGCTCCATACAAATTGCACTCGCTTTGAGCCCCTGCTTTTCAAGGCAATCATTAAAATGCATTTATTGGTTAAATAATCTTAGTATTTTGACAAAAAAGGCTGTTTTTTTGGATTTGATGGAGACTTGAGGTTGGGGATAGGCTATGTTTGACATAAATTATTAAGTAAGGATGAGACGTTTATGATCATTGAGTTTTCTGTGACAAATTTCCGTTCGATTGCTGGAACGCAAGTTTTTTCACTAAATGCTAGCAAAATTAAAGGGTTGGATGAGTGCACGTTTAAAGTTGATGCTGCAGGTCAGTTTCAACTCTTAAGATCTGCTGCAATCTATGGCGCGAATGCTGCGGGGAAGTCCAACTTCATGCGTGCAGTGCGTGCCATGCATGATATCGTTTTGAACTCCGCCTCAGATTCACAGAGCGGTGACTCTCTTCCTGTAAGTGCATTCAAATTAAATCCGGAATTGGTGAAGTCGCCCTCTGAATTTGAGATCGTTTTTATTATTGATGGTGTTAGGTATCAATATGGTTTTAGCGCCTCTCATGAAATGATTTATGAGGAGTGGTTATTTGCCTATCCTAAAGGAAGACCGCAAAGATGGTTTGCTAGGGCATGGAATGAAAGTGAACAGGTATATGATTGGGATATGGGGAATTCGCTTCTTGGGGAAAAGCAAGTGTGGCAAAAAGCAACAAGAGCTAATGCCTTGTTTCTGTCGACTGCAGTGCAGCTTAATAGTTCTCAATTAAAACCTATTTTTAATTGGTTTAGAAGAACACTGCGGATGTCTAATGTTGGTGGATGGAACCATGACTATAGTGCATCGTTATGTACCGGAGAAAGAAAAGAGGAAATTCTCGATTTCTTAAAGGCCGCTGATATTGGTATCGATGATGTACATGTAAAAAAAGAAAAATTTGATGTTAATAAGTTACCTAAGGAATTCCCCGATAGTTTGAAAGAAGTTGTTATGGAAAGTTTTAAGGATCGGAATAGATATGAAATTAGCATGTTTCATAGAGGGAGTGACGACCAATTAATTGGGTTTGACTTTGATGAGGAGTCCGATGGTACTAGGAAATTATTCTCATTCTCTGGACCATGGATTGATTCTTTAAGTAAGGGATATGTTCTTTTTATTGATGAGCTTCATGACAACTTGCATCCAACACTAGTCAAGTTCTTAGTTGGTTTATTTAACAATCCAAAAACAAATCCTAAAGGGGCTCAGCTGATCTTTACTACTCATGAAACATCTATTCTAAATCAAGATGTCTTCAGAAGAGATCAAGTTTGGTTCTGCGAGAAGGGTTTTGATGGGGCTACAAAAATCTTCCCGCTTACAGACTTCAGCCCCCGAAAAGGACGTGAGAACCTTGAGGTATCATATTTAGATGGCCGTTATGGTGCCATTCCATCTATCTCGGATATTAAGGGTGTTAAGGATATTAATCATGGGGACTGATAATTTATTTCACAAGAGGAAGGCCAAAGGTAGGGCGGAACTATCTAGGAAAGGGAAAGGGAAAAGTGTATCTGAGAAGATACTAATTGTTTGTGAGGGTGGGAAAACAGAACCTAATTACCTTAAGGAGATGAAGAAGCACTATAAACTAGAAACCGCAAGTGTTATAGAAGTGTGTGGGGATGAGTGCGGCAGCGATCCTAGAAGTGTCTTCAACTATGCCAAGAAAAAAAGGGATGAAGAAATGGCAAAATGCGCACCATATGACAAAATATTTTGCGTAATAGATAAGGACACTCATGAGAACTATGTCGAGACCATGGATTCTATTTCTCGAGTTCGCCCAAGTGGATTGTTTGTTGCTATAAACTCAGTTCCATGTTTTGAATATTGGTTGCTTTTGCATTTTGAATATACAACTAAAGCATACGGAAATTTACCAAAGAAATCATCTGGTAACTTAGCTTTAAAGGATTTAAAGAAGTATATACCTGACTATGATAAAGGTTGTCATGGAATATTTTTGAAGCTTGAGAACAGGTTAAATAGGGCTATTGAAAATAGTAAAAGGGCTCTCGGAGCGGCTTCTGAAAACAAAACTGATAATCCAAGTTCAAGGATGCATGTACTAATTGAAAAACTTCTAGAGATCAAAGCTATTATAGATGATAGGAAGAGTTAGATGAAACCGCCAGTTACTGGCGGCTTTTTGCTTATTCGGTCGGCAGCTCATAAGGCGCGAATCTAATCACCTCTTCCCCGATCCAGTCGTTCACCTCCTTCATGCGCTCTTGCAGCGGTGTTAGCTCGTTGCGTACAAACACCTGAGCGGCTTTTTTCACGTCCCCGAAGCCGCCGGTATTATTCGGGATAATCCCCATCATCTGCGGCGGTACGCGGTGCGCGCTTAGCAGATCGTCGCGGCTGGCATTCTTGATGTTGAAAAAGTCGTCCTTGGTGGCGACCTCGGACAGCGGCAAGATCTTAATGCCGTCCGGCTTGCCGTTCGGGGCGTACATGAACAGATTGCGAAAGTTCCCCAAGCCTTTGGTATCGCGCATCGCTTGGCGCATTCTGTCAACGTCGCTCGTACTCTGCGCCGCGTCGGTCATATACAGGATATAACCGGCGTGCGCCCCGTTCTGGTAATACTTACGGCGGAACAGCGTCGCCGCCTCGTTCAGCCAAGCGGAGTTAAGCGCGCTGAGGTACTCCGGCAGGCCGTACAGTTCCTGATTGATGTCCGGCTCAATCAAGTGGAAAACGCTGTCGGTCTTGAAGCGGTGCGCCTCTTTCCAGTCCTGCACAAACCAGTAAGCGCCGCGCTCCACACCGCGCCGCGTGTACTTGGCCGGGGAGGATTTCAACTGCAGCGGCGCGCCGAGCCGGTTTTGACGCTCTTCTAAATAGGCGTTGCCGAACACCAGATAATCCAGCGCATAGCGGCTAAACTCCTGCTGACTTAACAGCCGGTGCGGGATAAACGTTGACGCTAAAATGTTGCGCTTAACGTACATCGGCGAGCTGTGATGCACGGCGGCGCGCACGCTGCGCGCCAGCCCATCGAAGCTGATCGGCGGTTCGTACCACTTGCCATTGGTCGTGCATTCGATGTAATCCAGAATTTCCCGTTTATCCAGCACAGCGGACGGCTCGCCAAAGGTGAACGCCTCAATATCCTGCTTCTGCTCTGCTGGCTGGGCTGGCGTCGGGGGGGGGAATGCCTTGCGGCCTTTGCGCTTACTCATCAGTAAAACTCCAAAATGTTCGGGCTGCTGTGGCCGCTGCCTGCGGTCAGCGGTTCGTTTAAGAGGGCGTGCATGATTGCCCACGCGACATCGGCGTGGCTGGCTTCTTCGCTGCGGCTGGCGGTGTAGGTGGAGCGCGCGCCGCTGGCGGTCATGGTTTTGCGGATCGCCATAAAGGCGGCGGTGATGTCGGTGTGGCTGGTGTCGTATTCCAGACAGCCGCGCCCGATGGTGTCTTTTGCCTTCAGCACCATGGCGGTTTTGATTTCTGGGGTGTATTTGATCTCCCGCGCGGCCGGGAAGAACTCGCGCACCAACTGGAAAACACCTTGGCCGACGGTGGTCGCATCGATGCCGATGTACTCCACGCAATATTTTTCGGTCAGGTCTTTAATCTTCTGGGCCTGAGCGGCAAAGTTCATGCCCTGCCACTGGTGGCGCTCGAGCACGCGGAACTTGCCCCCGGCCACCATTGGCGGCGCGATCACCGCGCACCCGGCGCTGTCGCCGCCGTTGGCTTCCGATGGGTCGTAGCCGATCCACACCGGGCGATAACCGAACGGCCGCCCGGTGTATGGGTTGAAGTCCTCCCACTCTTCCAGCGTATCGACCATACAGCCTTGTAGCTCGGCGAACGGGAATACCGACGCGGTATCATCCACAAATTCACACATCAGCAGGTTCTGATACTCTGCCGGGCTGTATTCGAGCGACAGCTGATCGAGGTCGAACAGGTTACAGCCGCCGGTCAGCGCATCCTCAACCGTGACAATCTGGCGCCATTGTCCATCACCGCACAGCACGCCTTTTGACAGGTGGCTGTGGCTGAGGTCGAGCTGAACGTGATCGGCTTTGCTGCGGCGGCCTTTGTTGAACAGTTCCCCCGACCAGAACGGATAAGCCGAGTGCGCCAGACTCGACGGCGTGGAAAAGTAGGTGGTGCGCCACCGCTTGTGCAGCGACATCCCGCTGGCGACTTTGCGCAGCTCCTGGAATTTAGGGATCCAGAAATACTCATCCAGATACAGATTGCCGGTGTAGCTCTGCGCGGTGCGCACGTTGGTGCCGAGGAACATCAGGCGGGCGCCGTTCGGCAGCACCATCGGATCGCCTTTCAGGTCAACCTCGACCAGCCGCGCAAAATCAATGATGTAATTGCGGAATACGTGCGCCTGCGCCTTACTGGCTGACAGGAAAATCTGATTGCGGCCGGTGGTCAGCGCATCGAGTAATGCTTCGCGGGCAAAGAAGAACGTGGCGCCGATCTGGCGCGATTTCAGGATGTTGCGGATACGGTGTTGCAGCCCGGCGCGATACCATCCCATCTGATACTCGAAGGTGGTTTCTGCGAAGATGCTTTGCAGCTTCTCCACGGCGGCCTCGCTGAACACGTTGCGCTCGGCGGGCTTGCGCTCGCCTTTGTTGCGGTTGGCGACGTTCGGGTTTAAGTCCGCCTCGTTGCCGGTCGCCGAATAGCGATTGACCCGCGCCAGCCGTTCAATCTGGCGGCCTAACAGGTCGATTTCTTTGAAGTCTTTCCCCTCCTTGACGTCTTTCATGATGAGCTGAATCAACCGTGCTTCCATGCTTTGCTCAACGCGGGAAATGGGCGCGATGTCGTCCCATTTATCGCGCAGTTTCCAGCTCTGCACGGTCGGCCCCTTGAGGTTCAGCGTTTCCGCAATTTGGCGCACAGAGAAGCCCTGCCAGTAGAGCAAGGCAGCTTGGCGGCGCGGATCGCTGATGATGGTTGTTGCCTGTGTCGTATTCATGACGCCAAGGCTACGAAAGCGCCGGGCGACTCGCATTAAGCCCTTGTTGTGCCTCAGATCTTCCAACTGCAACGCGTTGAGACGCGGCGCCATTCCCCCGAAACTAGCCCCGAACCCAATCACCACAACCGGAGCCGTTTACATGGCAAAGAAAGTTACTAAGTTTTTCCGCATTGGCGTTGAAGGCGACACCGTTGACGGCCGCGAGATCGGCGCTGCGGATATTCAGCAGATGGCCGCGACCTACAGCCCGAAGGTGTACGGCGCCCGCATCAACATGGAGCACATCAAGGGGATTTTGCCGGATGGCTATTTTCGTCGTTACGGCGGCGTGGTTGAGCTGAAGGCCGAAAAAATCGACGAGCCGGACGAACCGCTGTTGCACGGCAAGTGGGCGCTGTATGCCAGTCTGGCCCCGACCGCAGATCTGGTGTCGATGGTCGGCGCGGGGCAAAAGGTGTTTACCTCGATGGAGATCCGCCGCGATTTCGCCAAGACCGGCAAGTCTTATCTGGTCGGGCTGGCCGTCACCGATGATCCGGCCAGCCTCGGCACTGACATGCTGGAGTTCAGCCGCCGCCACGAGAATGTCGAGTTCTCCGCGCCGCTGGAAGTCCATTTCGATTTTGAGCCGGTCGCTGACCCGGAAGCCTCATTCTCTGCCCGCATCAAAGCGATGTTTAGCCGCAAGCAGACTACCGACGATGTGCGCTTTGGCGAGATGGAAGGCGCCGTGATGACCGTGGCCGAGCAGTTGCAGGACGCGGACACCCGCTTTACCGAGAAATTCGCTGCACTGAGCGAGCAGGTTGCCGACCTCAAGCAACTGGTAAAAACCGGCAGCGATGCGTTCAGCGCGCTGCAAGCCCAGCTTTCCACCTCGGAAGATTTCAGCCAGCAGGCCCGCCCGGAGGCCACCGGCGGCAACAGCGCGCAAGACGTGCTGACCGACTGCTAAGGCAGTCACACCCGATAAAACCGAACAAAAACAGGAAGAAAAATGCGCAAGCAAACTCGTTTTAAATTTAATGCTTTTCTGTCTCGCCTCGCCGAACTGAATGGCGTAGCAACCGGCGATCTGGATAAAAAATTCAGCGTTGAGCCGTCCGTCACGCAAACCATCATGACCCGCGTACAGGATTCCTCGACGTTCCTGACCCGCATCAATATCGTGCCGGTTAAGGAAATGAAGGGAGAGAAAGTCGGTTTAGGTGTGAGCGGCTCCATCGCCAGCACCACCGACACCGCCGGCGGCGATGAACGCGAAACGGCCGACTTTGCCACGCTGGATGCAGAAGGCTATTTCTGCCAGCAGGTGAATTACGATTTCCACATCCGCTACAACACCCTCGACCTGTGGGCCCGTTATCAGGATTTCCAGACCCGTTTACGCGATGCAATTGTTGAACGTCAGGCGCTTGACCGCATCATGATCGGCTTTAACGGTACGCACCGCGCCAAAACCTCCAACCGCGTCAAATTCCCGCTGTTGCAAGACATCGGGCCAGGCTGGTTGCAGAAGTACCGCGAGAATGCGCCGGGCAGCGTGATGAATAAAGTCGTGGCGGAGGACGGCAGCGTGGTGTCTGAAAAAGTCCGCGTGGGCGCCGGTGGCGATTACGCCAACCTCGACGCGCTGGTGATGGATGCCACCAATACCCTGATTGCACCGTGGTATCAGGAAGACCCGGAACTGGTGGTGATCTGCGGTCGCCAGCTGCTGGCCGACAAGTATTTCCCGCTGGTCAATCAGGAACAGCCCAACACCGAAGCGATGGCCGCCGATCTGATTATCAGCCAGAAGCGCATCGGCAATCTGCCCGCCGTGCGTGTGCCGTACTTCCCGGCGGATGCGCTGTTGATCACCCGCATGGATAACCTGTCAATCTACTGGCAGGAGGACACGCACCGCCGCCATATGGTGGAAAACTCGAAGCGTGACCGCATCGAAAACTATGAATCCATCAATGAGGATTATGTGGTGGAGGATTACGCCTGCGGCTGTCTGGTGGAGAACATTAAGCTGTTACCGACGGAACCAAAAAAAGATGAAATCGCCGAGCTGGCCGAGGCCATTGTTAAGGCGGTCAAAGTAGCCGCCGCACCAGCGGAGCCTGCCGCTGATACCGAGGTGAAAGCCCCGGAGGAAGCATCGGCAGACGACAAAGCGAAAGGCGGTAAATAACCATGACCAGCCCTGCCCGCCGTCATCTTATGCGCCAGTCAGCGGCCCTGGCCGCGCAGCGGGAGAATGACCCGCTGCGCCACGCCAACGGCTATGAACGGATGATGCTTAAACTCAATGAAGATAAGCGAAAGCTCAAACAGGTGCGCTCACAAGAGCGTAAGGCCGAACTCAAGCGCCAACTGCTGCCGGACTATGCCCCCTGGGTTGCCGGTGTGCTGGCCGAAGGTCGCGGCGCGCAGGACGCCATTCTGATGACGGTCATGATCTGGCGTCTGGATGCCGGGGACATTCCCGGCGCGCTGGACATCGCCCGCTATGCGCTGCGCTACCAGTTGGCGCCGCCGGGCAATTTCGCGCGCTCCACGCCATACCTCATCGCAGAAGACGTCGCCGAGTCTGCCACCCGAGCCTTTGAGGCCGGGGAGCCGGTCAACATTGACCACCTCACGCAGACGATGGAACTCACCGACGCAGAAGACATGCCCGACCAAGTGCGCGCCAAGTTGCACAAAATCACCGGGTACGTCTTGCGCGCGGCGGGCAGGGCTGAACTGGCATTGAACCACCTTAAGCGTGCGCTGCAGTTGCATAACGGCTGCGGCGTGAAAAAAGACATTGAACGGCTGGAGCGGGCAATACGCACCGCCGCCAGCCGCTGACAGAACGCGCCCCGCGCCGGGCGGCACGACGGCCGCGACAGGTTTCACCTCGTCAAAGCTGTCGTCCACCGCCCCCTAACTTTCTGAGGTCATATGAGCACCGTTGTGATCCAACGGCCACGCCCGGACGCGCCAGCCCCGCGCCCGGAGGATGAGCCGATCGTTAAAAACGTCTTTTTCTGGCCGGACATTGACCCGGCGGACGTGCGCGACGTGATGCGCATTGAAGGCACCATCACCGCCCCGCGCCTGCGGCTGGCAATTAAAAGCGCGATCGCGGAGGTGAACGCCGAGCTGTTCACTTTCCGCCGCGACCAGATGGCCGACGGCTATCAGCGGCTTGAGGATGTGCCGGGCGAACAGCTCGACGGCGAAAGCGTGCGGGTGAGCGAATACCGCAATGCCGTTAGCGCGATGACCATGGCGACGCTCTCGGAGCAATACCGCAGTTTCGACACCACCGCCACCGGCGGCCGCAAGGCTGATGTGGTCGAAGCCTCGATCGGCGAGCTGTGGCGCAACGCCCGCAACGCGATCAGTAACGTGGCCGAGCGTAGCCACTGCATCATCGGGCTGCTCTGATGAGAGTCTACGCCCAGCAGGGCGACACCGTTGACGCGATTTGCTGGCGCTACTACGGGCGCACGCAGGGCGTGGTTGAGCAGGTCTATTCGCTAAATGAAGGGCTGGCCGCTGCCGGGGCTATTTTGCCCCACGGCCACCCGGTCGAGCTGCCGGACGTGACCGCCGCGCCGCAGCGTGAAACCGTCAATTTATGGGATTAGCAATGGAGAAAATTACGTCGTGGGTGGCCTATACCGTAGCGGCCTTTCTCGCTTGGATTGGCCGATACAGTCCGCAGGACATCGCCTTTATGGTCGGCACCGCCGTTGGCGTTGGGACGTTCCTCGTTAACTGGTACTACCGCCGCAAAAGCTACCAGCTGTTGAACAAGTTGGGCGTCAGCCGGAGGGTTTACGATGAACTCAATCGCTAAACGCTGCAGCGTGGCCGCCGTGCTGGCGCTGGCGGTACTGCTGCCGCAATTCAGCGCGCTGCAGATCTCCGAGACCGGGTTGCGCCTGCTGGCTGATTTCGAGGGTTGTCGTTTATCCCCTTACCAGTGTCAGGCGGGCGTCTGGACAAGCGGCATTGGCCACACGGCCGGGGTAAAGCCCGGCACGGTTATCAGCGAGCGCCAAGCTGCCGTTAACCTCGTTGCCGACGTATATCGCGTGGAGCGCGGCATAGGCCGCTGTATGCCTGTCACGATGCCGCCGCCGGTTTATGACGCGGTGGTGTCCTTTGCCTTTAACGTTGGCGTCACGGCCGCCTGCGGCTCTACGTTGGCCGGTTTCATCAAGCGGCAGGACTGGCGCAACGCCTGCCAGCAGTTGCCGAGCTGGGTGTTCGTCAACGGCGTCAAATCGCCGGGGCTGGAACGGCGCCGGGCAGCGGAGCTGGCCCACTGCCTGATCGGGGCCGCGCAATGAGCCGCGCGATCGGCTGGTTTCTGGTGCTGGCGCTGGTCGTCACCGGTTGGATGAAATGGCAGGTTGTCACGTTGGGGGAACGGCTGGAAAGCGCCCGGCAGGAGAACGGCCGGATTGCGGCGGCGCTGACCGATACCCGCGCGGCGATCGACACGTTGCAGGCGGCGGCCGGTCGGCTGGCGCAGGAAGAGGAAAAGTTAAGGGGCGACCTAAACGCCGCGTACCGGCTGGCGCTGACGCGCGAGCAGAACATACAGAGGTTACTCAATGAAAATCAGCAATTACGGGACTGGTTTAACACTGCTTTGCCTGCTGACGTTGCCCGGCTGCACCAGCGACCCGGCTTCACCGGCGCCGCGGATTATCTACGTTGGCTGTCCGAAAGTGAGTCTGTGCCAAATCCCGGCCAGCCGCCCGGCGACTAACGGCGATCTGAGCGCCGATATTCGCCAGCTTGAAAACGCCTTGGCGGCCTGCGCGGTGCAGGTCGAAACGATAAAACAGTGTCAGGAACAACACGATGTTAAAACCGCAACAGCTCCGCGCTGAGCTGACACGCTGCCTGCCGTGGCTACAGCGCAACCCTGAAAACCTGCAAGTTCGGGTAGAACGCGGCAATGTGGCCACCACGCTTGCCGTCTCGCTGTCCCATGAGTACCGCTATACGCTGAACCTGCTGTTTTTGGACTATACCGGCGATCTGGATTTAATCATGGTGCCGGTTCAGGCATGGCTACGGGAAAACCAGCCGGACATCATGGTAACGGAGGAAAAGCGCCGCACCGGGATCTCCTTTGCGAGCGACTTTAACAACAACGGCTCTTACGATTTCAGCTTGTCGCTGCAGCTGACCGAACGTGTTTTGGTGAAAGAGCAAGGCGATGGTGCGTTGCATGTTGAGCACCTGCCGGAGCCGCCGTTACCGGAGGACGTGACGCGGCCGATGCAGCTCTTTGTTCACGGCGAATTGGTGAGTGAATGGCATGAGCGAGCTTAACCCCTTTGACACCCGGCTAGCCGGGTTGATTGCCAAGCTGTCGCCGCAGTCGCGTAAGTCCCTGGCCGTTGCCGTGTCAAAGCGACTGCGCGCCGGTCAACAGCAACACATCAAACGCCAGCAAGCACCGGACGGCACACCCTACGCGCCGCGCAAAACTCGGCTTCGCAACAAAAAGCGCCTGCGCGATCGGGCAATGTTCTCCAAGCTGCGCACCGCCCGTTACCTGAAAGCCCAGGGCAACAGCGATGCGGCGGTGGTTGAGTTTGTCGGGCGTGTGAAACGCATGGTAAACGTTCACCATTACGGCCTGCGCGATCGGCCGACGCCGCACAGCGAGGCGGTAAAATATGAGGCCCGTCCGTTACTGGGATTTGGCCCGGATGACGTCAAAATCATAGAAACGGCCGTGATAGAACACCTCGCAGAATAACCCCCTGTTGTGCCTCCGATCTTCCAACCTCATCGCGTTGTCGCCGCCCGCGCCGGGCGGCATCCTTCCAGCATGAACAATCAACACGACATTTTGCGCCTGCTGCGCAACCTGATCCGCATCGGCACCGTGAGCACCGTTGACCTTGATAACGGCCTGTGCCGTGTCGAAACCGGGGGCAATCTTACCGACTGGCTCAACTGGCTAACCTGTCGCGCCGGGCGTACTCGCAGCTGGTCGGCGCCCTCGGTCGGTGAGCAGGTGCTGATCTTTGCGCTGGGTGGCGAACTCGATACCGCGTTTGTGCTGTGCGGCATTTTCTCTGACGACTTCCCGGCCCCGTCTGCGTCGGCGGATGCGCTGCATATCGCATTCCCTGATGGCGCGGTTATCGAGTACGAACCGGAAACCGGCGCGCTGAGTGTGTCAGGCATTAAAACCGCTGACGTGCAGGCGTCGGAGTCCATCACCGCCAGCACTAAGGTGGTGATCGTTACGGCTGACAAAATCACGCTCGATGCGCCAGAAGTGGTCTGCACCAACAAACTCACCACCGGCACGCTGGAAGTGCAAAAAGGCGGAGAGATGCGCGGGAACATCGAGCACAGCGGCGGCTCGTTCTCGTCGAATGGCGTCGTTGTTGATTCGCACACACACGGCGGTGTCCAGACCGGCGGCGGGAAAACGGGGAAACCAACATGAACAGCGCCAAATATATCGGCATGAACCGAGGCACCGGCCGCACGCTGACTGACATCGAGCATATTCGCCAGTCCGTGGCGGACATCTTGGTCACGCCGCAGGGTTCGCGCCCGATGCGCCGGGCTTATGGCTCGTTGCTCTCTGAGCTGCTCGACCAGCCGCAGAACGACGCGCTGCGCCTGCAGATTATGGCCGCCTGCTACAGCGCGATTTTGGCGTGGGAGCCGCGCGTCAAGCTGACCGGCATCGCTTTTAATACCACCTATGACGGCAAGATGGTGATCGACATCACCGGCACCCGCACCGATGCCCCCGGCGCGCTGTCGCTGTCTGTTCCTGTGAGCTGAAACCATGGCAACGATTGACCTTTCACAGCTGCCCGCGCCGATCGTCGTTGAGGTGCTGGATTATGAAGACATTTTGGCAGAGCGTAAGGCGACGCTGATTTCGCTTTACCCGGAGGAACAGCGGGAGGCCGTCGCGCGCACGCTCGCGCTGGAGTCGGAGCCGATCGTTAAGCTGTTGCAGGAAAACGCATACCGCGAGGTGATTCTACGCCAGCGCGTCAACGATGCCGCGAAAGCGGTGATGCTGGCGTATTCCACCGGCGAAGACCTCGACCAGCTCGGGGCCAACTTCAACACGCCGCGACTGGTGATCGCTCCGGCGGATGAGAGCACCATTCCGCCGACACTGGCAATCATGGAAGCGGATGAAGATTACCGCCTGCGCCTGCAGGATGCTTTCGAAGGGATGAGTACGGCGGGATCGGCTGGTTCCTATCGTTATCACGCCCGCTCGGCCGATGGCCGGGTAGCTGATGTGACGGCAATCAGCCCATCACCGGCTAACGTGACCGTCACCGTGTTGTCACGGGACGGCGACGGCACCGCCAGCGCTGAGCTGTTGCAGGTTGTCCGCGACGCGCTGAATGATGAGGATGTGCGCCCGGTTGCCGATCGCGTCATCGTGCAATCAGCCAAAATTGCCCCGTATGTTATCGAGGCCGTTTTATACCTGTATCCCGGCCCGGAAGTGGCGCCCATCCTCGACACCGCAAACAAACGGCTACGCGCCTATGTGCAAAATATGCGGCGCCTCGGGCGCAGTATCCGGCGCTCAAGCATGAATGCGGCATTGACCGTTGAAGGTGTCGAACATGTGGAAATCATCAAGCCTGCTGCTGACATCGTGCTGGATAAAACGCAGGCGGGTTACTGCACCGGCGTGAACATTACCCCAGGGCGAGCCGATGACTAACCGTCTATTGCCTGTCGGCTCCTCACCGCTGGAAGTTGCCGCCGCCGCCGCGTGTGCCGAGCTGGAGCGCGTGCCGGTTCCCCTGCGTGATTTGTGGAACCCGAAAACCTGCCCGGTGCATCTGCTGCCCTATCTGGCGTGGGCGTTCTCTGTCGATCGCTGGGATGAGGCGTGGCCGGAGGACGTGAAGCGGGGCGTGGTTTCGGCTGCGTTCTACATTCACCGGCACAAGGGCACCATCGGCGCTGTGCGCCGCGTGGTGGAGCCGCTCGGCTACCTGATCAACGTTATCGAGTGGTTCCATACCGACGGCGCCGATCCGCCCGGTACTTTCCGGCTGGATATTGGCGTGCTGGAAACCGGCATCACCGAGGAAATGTATCAGGAAATGGAGCGCCTGATCGCCGACGCCAAGCCGCCACCTGATCGGCCTCAACATTTTGCAGGACATCCCCGGCCGGATTTACACCGGCGCGGCTGCCATTGATGGCGATGTCATTACCGTTTACCCCGGATAAGAGAAAATCATGAGCAAATACAAAGCGATTATTACCACCGCCGGGGCGGCCAAGATTGCCGCCGCCAGCGCGGGCGGCACGCAGTTGAAAATCGTCTCTATGGCCGTCGGCGACGGGAACGGCACGCTGCCGACGCCCAATCCGGCGCAAACAAAACTCGTCAACGAGAAGTACCGCGCGGCGCTAAACGGGCTGACCATCGATAAGGCATTGAAAAATCACATTCTGGCCGAGATGATTATTCCGGCGAACGTCGGCGGGTGGTGGTTGCGTGAAATGGGCCTCTATGACGAGGCCGGGACGCTGATTGCCGTCAGCAACATGGCGGAGAGCTACAAGCCGAAGCTGGAAGAGGGCAGCGGCCGCACGCAGACGCTGCGCATGATCCTGATTGTCAGCAGCACCGAGGCGATTCAGGTGATCGCCGGTGGCGACACCGTGCTGGCGACCAAGGATTTTGTGGCCGACGCGATCGCCGCGCATGAGAAAACCCGAAACCACCCGGACGCCAGCACCACGGCGAAAGGTCTGGTACAGCTGAGCAGCGCAACGACCAGCACCGACGAAACGAAAGCCAGCACGCCCAAAGCGTTAAAAGCGGTCAACGATGCCAGCATGAAAAAGGCCGCCAATCTGTCCGACTTGCCCGACAAGGCCGCCGCGCGTGGCAATCTGGCGCTGGGTGATGCCGCGACGCGCAACGTCGGGGTAGAAGGCGGACAACTGATGGCCGTCGGCGCGTTTGGTCTGGGGGCGGGCGCGCGGGCTTTCGATAACGCTTATTGCAACACTGCGCAAATTTACCGGCTGAATGCGACCTCTGAGAACAAGCCGCCGATCGCTGGAAATATTGCCGCCGGGGTGCTGAGCCTGCCTTGCGATGCCGCACCCTCAACGGGCTATGTCAGCGTGTCGGGGCTGGGGCATGGTTTTATTGGCCGTTCTAACCGTCCTGAAAATGGGGTGGTATGGTCACGGATTTACACCACCGATTACAAACCAACGGCCGCCGATATCGGTGCATGGAGTAAAACCGAAGCTGACGGCCGTTTTCTGATGCTGTCCGGCGGCACGGTTAAAAAACTGGCTATTAAGCCCGGCAACGCTGAAACGGATGGGGACTCACTGAATATTGAGGGAAACCAGCATACGCCGTTGGTCATGAGCCGCCCTTCAGCACAGAGTAATTTATCAATCGGTTTCCAAGTCGCCGGGAAGGCACTGATGCGTCTTGGTTTGGGGATGGATAACGAGTTGCATTGGGGAACTGAGCCTAATCAGGGGGCAAACCCACGTATTTATACGACGGCGAAACCGCCTACCGCGCAAGAAACAGGCGCGTTGACGGATGCGCAAGCTATGCAGAAATACGCGCTGCGTTCTATCAAGGTGAACGGCAAACCGTTGAGCGGGGATGTCAATCTGTTGGCCGGTGATGTCAACGCATGGAATAAAACCGAAGCCGACGGGCGCTATGTGAAACGGGCGGGCGACACCATGACCGGGGCGCTTGCGTTGCCGCGAGTGGTTTTCCCCAGCGAAAGCTTGCAGGCCACAAACGCCGACAGCGACCTCACACGGCCGGACGGTTTCACCCTTGAACAGCTCGGCGATAAATCAGTCGGCTATCCACTGACTAAAGGGAATCTCGGTAATTTGATGACGTTCAAACTCAACAAATACCGGCATGTCCAATTTGCGATCGGCTCGGGTAATACGGAGTTTTGGCTACGTTCTCCTCGGGAAGATAATCCGGCGACGGCTAAGGCTTGGGCGCAGGTGTACACGACACACTACAAGCCGACGGCCGCTGACGTTGGCGCGCTGACGGATGCGCAGGCCGCGCAGAAATACGCGCTGCGCTCTATCAAGGTGAACGGTAAGCCGTTGTCCGCTGATGTGAATTTGTTGGCCGGTGACGTTAACGCCTGGAATAAAACCGAAGCAGATGGCCGCTATCTGGCGAAGACCGGCGGGCAGTTAACCGGGGCGCTAAAGACCAGCGCGGAGATCCAATCTACCCATATTGATAATTATCGCATGGTCGGCGGCGGGTTCGGTTCCTTCTGGCGCAATGACGGCAACCGGCTTTATCTGCTGCTGACAAACGAAAATGACCAATACGGCACATTCAACGCCCTGCGTCCGTTTTCTGTGGATGTCAGAACCGGCGCCGCCGCTTTTGAGTCGGGTATTCATATCGGCGGTAAATGGCCTGCGATCACCACCTCCAGCGGGACGACGTGGCACCCAGACGGCAACGTTCAAGGCAGTTGCTGGGGCGGCTACCTCAGCAACTGGCTTAATCAAAATATCTCGGCTGCGCAGAACAATGCGCAGAACTGGGCCTATCAGAATCTGGTTCAGGGGGTGCGCATGGCCGGGCGCACGGTTATTGCGGATACCGGCGGGCGCATCGATTTACCGTCGGGCTGTGTTTTTACGGGTATGTCCGGCTCAAACTACAACCCCTCAATCTGGGGCGCTTACTCAGCGGTTCAGGTACTGATTAACGGCACATGGGCAACAATTGGAACGGTGTAAAATGCAACACATTAAGAATTTGAAGAGATACACGCCGGAAGAATTATTCCTCGGTGAGAACGTGATTTATCTTCAGGATGATAACGGTATTGACTGGTACGCCGCGCAAAAAATGTTTTCGCCGGACACCGTAAAACTGGCTTATGACGAAAGCGGCATTATCTGCGCGATTAACAGTGATGTGTCGATGCTGTGGCCGATTGGCTTATCGGTTATTGAGCTGAACCCGACGAAACTGCCAAAGTGCTGTCTGGCTAATGGTGAGTGGGTGTTTGACGGTAAGAAGGTGAGCCAGCGCATCTATTCCGCCGAAGAAATGATGGCGAGGGCTGAAGCCAGAAAAAATGAATTGCTGGCGAGCGCGGGTAAGGCTGTTGCGCCGCTGCAGGATGCGGTCGATTTAGGGATGGCGATGGAGGAGGAAATCGTGCAGCTCAAGCTCTGGAAAACTTACCGGGTGCAGCTGAGCCGCATCAATCCGCAGAATGCGCCGGATATCGATTGGCCGGTTGCGCCCAGCGTCTAATAAAAAGCCCGCAGCGATGCGGGGCTTTTATTTTGGAAGTTAACGGAAAATGGTCATGGCACCATAGTTGTTACAAAATTCGGCGCACCAATTAGGATGACGAACAGTAGTATGCTTCCTATGGTAATTGCTGTTGCGAGTTCATTCTTCATAGTGGCATTTCCCCGGTTATTTTGAAAGCGTGCCTACAAACTCCAATGTGTCGCGGTATAACTGGAATTCATCGTTATCAGATGCTTTTTCCATTTCTGCGACTATTTGAGAAAGAATATTATCGGTGTTGACTATTTTTTTGCGAACAAGAAGATCAATGACACATCTGCCCAGAACCGTGCCTACCTTTTCTAAGTTCTGCGTTTCACTATCGGTAAGGTAATGAATACTCATAAGGCCTCCAATCAATGATTTTTCGGATGTGGCCGTTAATCCAGATGTCGTCTTTAGAGCAGGCATTCCCATCCTTAGTTTGGTTGAAAGAACCCACCGAAGCGGGCAAAAATTTGTCTCTGGTGTATCAAGCGTTACAAAGGTTGTTATAAGGGATTGCGAACCCTGAATAACGCTTTTAGGTTAGGAATGTTCTGAAATCATGGCAAGTGATTACGAACGGTAAGAAACGAATTTAGGACAAATATTTAAAAAAATGCCCCACGGCGGGGCGAAATTTGGTGATGATAGCTACATGAACTACTGCATGTGACGACTAGAGGCATGTGTCGTCTATTGGCGACACTAAAGCAGTTTGGACGGTTGAACAAGCAAAAAATGCTGAAGTGAGCAATCTTAGGAAAAGTGCCATTCGAAAGTCTGCGCTTTCGAACTGATGTCGTTAACACCATGAAAAAGCCCGCAGCGATGCGGGCTTTGTGTTTGCGGCTTCCCTGATGTTGCCGCGCTTGACACCTCCAGACCTTACCCCGCCCGGCTCTCAGGCGTCCAATTGATTGCGTAGATCAATACAACGTAATTGATCGGCGCGAGCGATCGTTATTCCCTCCAAAATCCCCCAATCCGGCCCGGCCTGTTGTCTGGTCGGCCTTCCAGCACCCACCGCGTGCGGCCCGGCGCGCCGGGCGTCATCATGCCTGCACCTACTCACCACCCGGAGCAAATTAATGGGCGATTATCATCACGGCGTGCGCGTCGTCGAAATCAACGACGGCACCCGCGTTATTTCCACCGTATCGACGGCAATCGTCGGCATGGTCTGCACGGCGGAGGATGCTGACGCGTCGGTTTTCCCGCTCGATACCCCGGTACTGATCACTGACGTGCTGGCCGCTTCCGGCAAGGCCGGTAAAAAAGGCACGCTGGCGGCGTCGCTGCGGGCGATCGCCGAACAGGCGAAGCCGGTCACGGTGGTTGTTCGCGTTGCCACCGGCAAAGACGCGGCGGAAACCACCTCCAACATCATCGGCGGCGCGAACGCGGAAGGCCGTTACACCGGCATGAAAGCGCTGTTATCTGCACAGGCTGAGCTGGGCGTTAAGCCGCGTATCCTCGGTGTGCCGGGGCTGGATAATCAGGAGGTCGCGACGGCGCTGGCCGGAATTTGCCAGCAGTTGCGCGCGTTCGGCTATATCAGCGCCTACGGCTGCAAAACCGTGCAGGAGGCTACCAAGTACCGCGACAATTTCAGCCAGCGCGAGCTGATGCTGGTCTGGCCGGATTTTGTCAGCTGGAACACCACCGCCAACCAGAGCGACATCGCCTACGCCACCGCGCGCGCGCTGGGCCTGCGTGCCAAAATCGACACGGAAACCGGCTGGCATAAGACGCTTTCAAACGTCGGCGTTAACGGCGTGACCGGCATCACCGCCAGCGTGTTCTGGGATTTGCAGGCGCCCGGCACCGATGCGGACCTGTTAAACCAAGCCTGCGTCACAACGTTGATCCGCAAAGACGGTTTCAAGTTTTGGGGTTCCCGCACCTGTTCCGATGATCCGTTGTTCCTGTTCGAGAACTACACCCGCACCGCGCAGGTGCTGGCCGACACCATGGCCGAGGCGCACCTATGGGCCGTTGACCGCCCGGTGACGCCTACGCTGGTGCGCGACATGATTGACGGCATCAACGCGAAATTCCGCGAGCTGAAATCCGCCGGGCTGATTATTGACGGTAATTGCTGGTACGACGAAAGCGCCAACACCAAGGAAACCCTGAAGGCGGGCAAGCTGTTTATCGATTACGACTACACGCCGGTGCCGCCGCTGGAAGATTTAACCCTGCGCCAGCGTATCACCGATCGCTATCTGGCGACGTTTGCGGCATCCGTGAACCGCTAAAGGAGACGTTAGAACATGGCACTGCCGAAAAAACTGAAATACCTGAACCTGTTTAACGACGGCTACAGCTATATGGGCGTTGTGTCCTCGCTGACGCTGCCGAAGCTCACCCGCAAGCTGGAGAAATACCGGGGCGGCGGCATGAACGGCGCGGCCTCCATCGATATGGGGCTGGACGATGACGCGCTGGCCGTTGAGTGGTCGATGGGCGGCATTGATGAGCGGGTGCTGAAGCAGTGGGGCGCCGTCGATGCCGTGCCGCTGCGCTTTGCCGGTTCCTTCCAGCGTGACGACACCGGCGAGGTGTCCGCTGTGGAAGTGGTGATGCGTGGCCGCCACAAAGAAATCGATTTTGGCGAGTACAAGCAGGGCGAGGATACCGAAACTAAGGTTTCCACCGAGTGTACTTACTTCAAGTTGACCGTGGGCGGCAAAGAGCTGATCGAAGTCGATACGGTGAACATGGTCGAAAAGGTCAACGGCGTTGACCGGCTGGCCGAGCATCGCAAGGCGATCGGCCTGTAATTTTTGCGCCAGCCCGCCGGGCTGGCCCTTTTCCCCTGATTTGAGAGAACACCATGAAAGACGTAAACGAAAATACCGTTACCCTCGACACCCCGATCCAGCGCGGTGAAACCACCATTACCGATGTGCAGGTGATTAAACCGAACGCGGGCGCGCTGCGCGGCGTCGGGCTGGCGGCGATCGCCAACGCCGACGTTGACGCGCTGCTGGTTGTGCTGCCGCGTGTGACCGTGCCGAACCTGACAAAAGAAGAATGCGCGCGCCTTGAGCTGCCGGATTTGGTGGCGCTGGCCGGGAAAGTGGTCGGTTTTTTATCGCCGAACTCGGCGGCGTAATCCCTGACGCCCGGCTGGGCGTTGATGACCTGATGGCGGACATCGCGGTGATCTTCCACTGGCCGCTGTCTGAAATGGCCGGAATGACGCTCACGGAGCTGTTGAACTGGCGCCACAAGGCACTGCAACGCAGCGGAGTTAATCACGATGAGTAAAAGCCTGCAGCTTCAGGTCTTGCTGAAGGCCGTAGACCAAGCCACCCGCCCGCTAAAGAGTATCCAACAGGCAAGCAAACAGCTTGCCGGTGACATCAAAACCACGCAGCAAACCCTCAAGGCTCTGGACGCGCAAAGCGCCCGGATTGAGGGGTTTCGCAAGGCGCAGGGGCAGCTTGCCGTTACCGGCAAGGCACTGAAGAAAGCCAAGGAAGAGGCGGCCGCGTTGGCCGTCCAGTTCAAGGCGACGGAAAAGCCCACGGCGCAGCAAGCGCGCTTGCTGGAGGCATCGAAGCGCGCCGCCGTCGAGCTGCAGACGAAATACAACGGCCTGCGCCAGTCGGTGCAGCGCCAGCGTGACGCGCTCAACGCTGACGGTATCGCCACCCGGAACCTGAGCGCCGAACAGCGCCGGTTGAAGGCCAGCGCCAGCGAAGCCACGACAGCGCTTGGCCGCCAGCGCGGCGAGCTGGAGCGCTTGAGCAAAAAGCAAGAGCAGGTTAACCGCGTCGGCGCGCGTTACCGTGCCGGGCAATCGGCAACTGCGGCTGTCCGTAATACCAGCGCGGCCGGGCTGGGTATCGCTACCGCCGGGCTGGTCGCTGAAGGGGCGTTTATTGCGCCGGGGGTGCAGTTCGACAGGCAGATGTCAGACACGCAAGCCACGTTAGGGCTGGCGAAAAATGACCAGCAACTGGCCGCCATTCGCCAGCAGGCGCGGGATATTGGCGCCACCACTGCGTTTTCGCCGACGGATGTCGCGCGCACGCAATCCGTATTGGCGAAATCCGGCTTTAACGGCGATGCCATTCTGAAATCGACCGAGTCAACGGTCAATCTGGCGCTGGCCTCCGATCTGGACATCGCCGACGCGGCCGACATCATCACCAACATGCAATCGGCGTTTAACATGCCGATAGACGAGATCCAGCGCGTCGCGGATGTGATGACCAAAGGCTTCACCAGCTCGAACAGCAACCTGATGGATTTTGGCGAGGCGATGAAATACGTCGCGCCGATCGCCGAGGCGGCCGGAGCCAGTATCGAGGATACCACCGCCTTGCTGGGCGTGTTGGCCGATAACGGCATCAAGGGGTCTATGGCCGGTACGGCGGCCAGTGCGATGTTTACGCGGTTACAGGCGCCCGTCGGGCAGGCGGCTGATGCGTTGTCAGAATTGGGCGTAAAAACAAAGGACGGCAAAGGGAACATGCTGCCGATCGCGAACATCCTCAAGAAAATTAACGGCTCGTTTAAAACCAACAAGCTCGGCACCGCGCAGCAGGCCGAATACCTGAAAGTTATTTTCGGCGAAGAGGCGATGAAAGGCGCTATCAAGCTGATTGATGCCGCCGGTAACGGCAAGCTGAGCGAAAAACACAGCACCGTCACCCAGTCAAAAGGGGCTACGGCCCAGATTGCCCGAGTGAAGGTGGACAACCTCGACGGCGACCTGAAAAACCTGTTTTCGGCGTGGGAAGATGTTCGCATTGAGGTGTTCGACGGCCAGAACTCAGCGCTGCGCGCGCTCACGGTTTCCGCCACTGAATGGCTGACCAAGGCCGGAGCATGGGTGAAGGCCAATCCTGATCTGGTCGGCACACTGGTGAAAGTCACGGCGGGCGTTACGGCCTTGATCGGCGGCCTCGCCGCGCTGGGCCTTATTGCATGGCCGGTGATGGCCGGGGTCAATATGTTGATCGCAGGGGCCGGGCTGCTGGGAACGGTCTTTACCACCGTTGGCGCCGGGATTGCGGCCGCATTCAGTGTGATCACCTTGCCGGTGGTCGCGGCGGCGGCGGTGATTGCCGGTGTGGCGTTGACTATCCGTAAATATTGGGAGCCTATCAGCGCCTTTTTAACGGGTATCGGCGAAGGCTTCAGCGCCGCTTTCGCGCCGATGCGCGCCGCGCTTGTCCCGCTGGCCGGCGCATTTACGCCGCTGCTGAACATGGTGCGCAACGTCTGGCAGTGGTTCGGCAAGCTGATCGAGCCGGTGAAATCTTCACAGGCCGAACTCCAGACGGCCGCGCGCTATGGGCGCATGTTCGGTGAATGGATCGCGGCCGGATTGAGCCTGCCGCTGCAGCTGTTGGGCGGATTGCCCGGTCTGCTGACCGGCATCTGGGGCGTTGCGAGCGGCATTGCAGAGCGTGCCGCCGCCGTCTGGGACACCATCGGCGAGCGTGTTAACGCGGCATGGCTGGCGCTGAGCGCTGCCACGGTTCAGGCATGGGATCGGCTGACCAGCTGGCTTAATGGTAAATGGGAGGGGCTGGTAAACGGGGCTAAAGCGCTGCCGGGGCAGTTCAAAGAAGCCGGGATGAACATGATTAACGGGGTCATTGACGGCATTGGCGAGCGCTGGCAGGCGCTGAAAGACAAGTTTTCCGGCCTCACGGATATGCTGCCTGACTGGATGAAGTTTGGCGGCGATGAGGCGGAGGTTAACCCGGCGATTTCATACAATCGCCCGGCGCCTGAGCTGATGCCGGGGCCGGGCTATGCGGGGGCATTCGACAAGGGCGGCATCATCCCGCGCGGCCAGTTTGGCATCGTCGGCGAGCGTGGCCCGGAGATCGTCAACGGCCCGGCCAACGTCACCGGGCGCCGGAAAACGGCGGCGCTGTCGGCGGCGATGTTATCGCTGTCAACGCCGGTGATGGCGTCGGCCCCCGCTGCTGCACCTGCCATGGCGCCAGCCCCGATCACGATTCAGGTGTACGGCGCCCCCGGTCAAGATGCGGCCTCCATTGCGCGCGAAGTCTCGCGCCAGCTTGAGGCCGAACGACGCAAACACGCGGCCGCCGCGCGCAGCCGCATGACTTACGGAGATTAACGCATGATGTTAACGCTGGGGTTGTTTGTCTTTATGTTACAGACACTGCCTTATCAGTCCATGAATCGCAACGCGGAATATCGCTGGCCGAGCAACGCCCGCGTTGGCCTGCGCCCGGCGGCGCAATTTCTGGGGATGGATGAGGAAAAAATCACGCTGTCCGGGGTGCTGCTGCCGGAGATCACCGGCGGCCGCTGGTCATTGCTGACGCTGCAACTGATGGCCGAGCAGGGCCGGGCGTGGCCGCTGATTGAAGGCACCGGCACGATTTACGGCATGTTTGTGATCGAGTCGATTTCTGAAACGCATTCCGAGTTTTTCGCCGACGGCAGCCCGCGCCGCACAGAGTTCACGCTCAACCTGAAGCGGGTCGATGAGTCCCTGTCTGCGATGTTTGGCGATCTGCGCCAGCAGGCCGGGGAACTGTACGATAAAGCCGGAGAGATGGCCGGGAAGGCCGCCGGTGCTATGGGAGGGTTGTTATCATGAAAAGCGGCGTAAGCCTGCCCGCCGGGGCGCGAGTTGCCCCGGATTTTTCGCTGTTGCTGCAGGATAACGACATCACGCAGAACATCCGCAAGCGGCTGATTTCTCTATCGCTGACGGATAACCGGGGCTTTGAAGCCGACCAGCTCGACATCGAGCTGGACGACAGCGACGGACTGATGGCGATGCCTCAGCGCAATGCGGTGCTGTCGCTGGCGCTCGGCTGGCAAGGCTCGCCATTGACGCCAAAAGGTCAGTTTACGGTCGATGAGGTCGAACACCGGGGCGCGCCGGACACGTTGACTATTCGCGCGCGTAGTGCGGATTTTCGCGGCTCGCTGAACACCCGGCGCGATGAGTCCTACCACGACACCACCCTGGGCGACATTGTGCAGAAGGTGGCTGCGCGCAATAAGCTGAAAGCCTCGCTGGCCGCCGGTCTGGGCACCATCAAAATCAGCCATATCGACCAGACGCAGGAGACGGACGCGGCATTTATTACCCGACTTGCAACGCTCAACGGCGCGGTGGCGGCGGTGAAAAATGGCGTTCTGCTGTTGTTGCGACCGGGGAACGGCGCCACGGTAGGTGGGAAGCCATTGCCGGTGTATACCATCACCCGGCAGGATGGCGATCAGCACAGTTTCAGCATTGCCGATCGGGATGCCTACACCGGCGTAACGGCGAGCTGGCTCAATACAAAACAGCCGAAGCCGAAGAAAGTGAAGCTGCAGCGCAAGCCAAAAGAGCAGCATTTGCGCGCGCTGCAACACCCGAAGGCGAAACCGGGCAGCAGTAAAAAACCGGGGAAACCGGTAGAGGCGGCGAAAGGTGACTATCTGGTGGGGGCAGACGATAACGTGTTTGCGATCACCAAAATTTACGCTACCAAGGCCGCCGCGATGCGGGCAGCACAGGCGAAGTGGGAAAAGCTTCAGCGCGGTGTGGCTGAGTTCTCACTGTCGCTCGCCATGGGGCGGGCTAACATCACGCCGGAAACGCCGGTACGCGTCAGCGGGTTTAAAGCGGTGATCGATACGCAAGACTGGATAGTGAGCAAAGTCACGCACAGTCTCAGCAATAGCGGCTTTACGACGGCTCTGGAGTTTGAGGTTTTGCTGTCGGATGTGATTTATGAAGTCTCGTAATGTGAATTTATGTTTTGTAAATTCACTTAAAGGTAGTTTTGTTCTCGATCGGGCGGAGTATTATCGCGACAAATGAGAGATTGAGAAGGGAATATCAACATGATGCATTGCCCGCTTTGCCGAACTGCCGCCCATGCCCGCACAAGCCGCTATCTAAGTGAGAACACTAAAGAGCGTTATCATCAATGCCAAAACATAAATTGCAGTTGTACTTTTGTGACGTTGGAATCTATTCAGCGGCAGATCGTATCACCGGGCAAAGTTGATATCGCTCCGCCACACCCAACCCGAAGCAATCAGGGAACACTTTGGATTTAACAAGAAGCCTGCGAAAGCAGGTTTTTTTATGTCCGTAAAATCGCTGTCGCCACTTTGTCGCCACAGGGTAATTATGTGTTTTTAGAAGCATTGTTTTATAAGGATATTTTTTCAAGGCAACAAAAAACCCGATAATCTTGAACCTAAAAGGCGGGATTATCGGGCTCCACAAAATGGGGACATCAAAGAAAAGCAGTGGCACTAATTCAGACTGCGGCCCCCAACGAAAGTTCTGGCCGGCGACAAAAAAATCAAAATATTTTTATCGCCGATTCATCTCTCCCGCTAATCGATCAGCCGAGTATCCCTGGCCATAGCACCACGATGAGTGAACCCGCCAGCGTTAACAGCACGTTAGCGATGGCGTAGGTGCCGGCATAGCCCAGCGCCGGGATATTGCTGCGCGCGGTGTCGCTGATGATCTCCATCGCCGGCGCACAGGTGCGGGCGCCCATGATGGCGCCGAACAGCAGGGCGCGGTTCATGCGCAGCACGTAGGCGCCGAACAGGAAGCAGATAATCACCGGCACCAGGCTGACGATCAGCCCGGCGATCAGCATCTGGCCGCCGACCGCGCCCAGGCTGTGGCCGATGCCGGCGCCGGCACTCAGGCCCACGCCTGCCATAAACACCATCAGGCCGAATTCTTTCACCATGTTCAGCGCGCCCTGCGGAATGTAGCCGAAGGTCGGGTGGTTGGCGCGCAGGAAGCCGAGCATGATGCCGGACATCAGCAGGCCGGCGGCGTTGCCGATGCCGAACGAGAAGTTACTGAACTGAATGGTGATCTGGCCGATCAGCAGGCCGATGATGAAGAAGGCGCAGAACGCCAGCAGGTCGGTCACCTGGCTGTGGATCGAAATAAAGCCAATCTTCTCCGCCACGCTCTTCACCCGGCGCGCGTCGCCGCTCACCTGCAGCACGTCGCCTTTGTTAAGCACGATGCTGTCGTCGATCGGCATTTCGATCTGGCTGCGGATCACGCGGTTGAGGAAGCAGCCGTGGTCGGTCAGCTTCAGCTGGCTCAGGCGCTTGTTCACCGCGTTGCTGTTCTTCACCACGATCTCTTCGGTGACGATGCGCATGTCGAGCAGATCGCGATCGAACACTTCCTTGCCGTTGCGGAAGCTCGGATCCAGCCGCGCGTGGGCGTCCGGGTAGCCGACCAGCGAGATTTCGTCGCCCACCTGCAGCACCGCGTCACCGTCCGGGTTGGCCAGAATGCCGTTGCGGCGGATGCGTTCGATGTAACAGCCGGTCTGGCGGTAGATGCCCAGTTCGCGCAGGTTCTTGCCGTCGGCCCAAGCCACCAGTTCGGGGCCGACGCGGTAGGCGCGGATCACCGGCAGGTAGACCTTGCGCTGGCTGTCGGTGTCCAGGCCGCGTTCGCGGGCGATCTGCTGGGCAGAGGTGGATAGGTCCTGGTGCTGCAGCTTCGGCAGGTAGCGCGCGCCGAAGATCAGGCTGACCAGACCGATCAGGTAGGTGAGGGCGTAGCCGAGGCTCAGATGATCCTGCGCCGCCAGCAGCGCCGGGCCGTTGACGATGGTGTTGCGCAGCGTATCGCCGGCGCCCACCAGCACCGGCGTCGAGGTCATCGAGCCGGCCAGCATGCCGGCGGTCAGGCCGATGTCCCAGTGGAACAGTTTGCCGAGACCGATGGCGATCACCATCGCCGAGCCGACCATCACCAGCGCCAGCATCAGGTAGTTTTTGCCGTCGCGGAAGAAAATCGAGAAAAAGTTGGGCCCGGCTTCCACGCCCACGCAGAAAATAAACAGCATAAAGCCGAGATTCAGCGCCTCGGTGTTAATGGCGAAGTGTTGCTGGCCGAGCAGCAGCGAAACCACCAAAACGCCAATGGAATTACCGAGTTGGACGGAGCCCAGACGGAGTTTACCGAGGCACAGCCCCAGTGCGAGTACCACGAACAGTAACAGAATGTAGTTACCGTTTAACAAACTAGCGACGTTTATGTTCACGGAGGATAACTTATTGTTTACCAGTAAGTGCTTGATATAGATAACTATAAGAGATAGATTCAGCCTTAAAACGACGTTATAAATCACCACCAGCGGAAGGCAAAGCGAACCATCGTTCGGCGGCGTTCATTCTAGACGCTATGACCGATGACAGCCAGCACAGAAAGCTGATTTCCTGCGCCGCCGTGCGCATTTAACTCTCTTTTGACCAAGGAAAAAATTCGGTTCAGCGTCACCGCGCGGGTGAGCGGTCCGATTTCTATTGATGCGGTAATTGGGCGGGGGAGAATTCGCATGACGAGTTATAGATATTGGCTGGGCATTCTCAGCTGTTTTCTGTTGTTCAGCCTGGTGTTTCTCGGCCAGCAAACCGGCCTGTTCGGCAGCACGGATCATGAGCACCACGGCGAAACCGGTCTGCTGCTGTTTGTGATCCCCGGTGCGATCGCCAGCTATCTGTCGAGCCGCAAGCGGCTGCTTTGCCCGCTGCTCGGCGCGCTGTATGCGCTGCCGCTGTGTCTGCTGATCCGCCATTTCTGGCTGACGCCGTCCTCTTCGTTCTGGCAGGAGCTGGCGTACGCCACCAGCGCGGTGTTCTGGTGCGTGTTCGGCGCGATGCTGATGCTGTTCGCCCTCGGCCTGTTGCAGACGCTGCAGCAGCTGCACCGGCGGCAGCGGCAATAA